AAAGATTACACGATTGATGAGCTTTTGACTTACTGTGACAAGGTAGACAAAAAGTTGAAGTTTCATGAAAATATCTTGGAGGGTCAAGAGGTGATCGCACATAATTATAAAATGATGCAATTATATTCTCCAATGCTTTCTCCACAGTCAAAAGACTTCGTGAAAAACGCCGTTGAAAATTTTGAGTTCAATTTCAACAAGATAGAGATTATCAAAAAAATGCGTGATGACGGATTCGGTGAATTGAACTGGAAAGATTTAGAATTGCACTTAAATAAGATCGCAATTGAGAACCAGAATTCTTGACTTATGGATAGNTTCTGTTATAATTATAGATTCACAGGGGGTGGAATTTGAGCGTTTCCAAATCCACACAGAATAAGCCAACTTTTGGCCGTTATGGTAAGTCCTTCCAAGAAGGTTTGGTACAGTTGATTTATCAAGATCGACCCTTTGCCGATCAGATTACTGAGGTACTTGATTTAAACTTCTTAGAGCTTGAATACCTGCGTGTTTTCACTGACAAGATAACTTCTTATCGCGATAAGTACTCCAAGCATCCGTCCGCCAACGCATTGGCTACGATACTGAAGACAGAGTTGGATTCTGAAGAGGCGGTTATCCAACAACAGGTTAAAGAATACTTTACACGCATCACCACTGGCGAGCTTGATAATGAAGAATATATCAAAGAAAAGTCTCTTGATTTTTGCAGAAAGCAGAATCTAAAGGAGGCTATGCTTCAATCAGTTGGGCTGCTGGAGAGTTCTTCCTTTGACGAGATTTCAAAAGTAATCAACGAGTCTTTGAAGNTGGGCTCAGAAACCAACTTCGGGCACGATTTNATTGCTGATTTTGAAGCACGTTATCAGCCTCGTCATAGGCAGCCTGTGACCACTGGTTGGAAAGATATCGACATGATTGTCGGTGGCGGTCTCGGTAAGAGTGAGCTTGGCGTTGTTATTGCCCCGACAGGTGCTGGAAAATCAATGGTCTTGGTTCACCTTGGGTCGCAGGCGATCAAAGAGGGGAAAACGGTCATTCATTATACCCTAGAGCTTCAAGATACTGTCATTGCGAACCGGTATGATAGCTGCATAACTGGGTACCCATTGAGCAATTTGATCGATTTCAAGGAAGACATCTACAATGAGATCAAGGATTTGGATGGCACTCTAATCGTCAAAGAATATCCCACTAAATCCGCGTCCGTGGCAACTATTCGGGCTCATCTGAACAAGTTGATGAAGCGCGGTATCAACCCCGGTATGATTATTGTAGATTATGCCGATCTTTTAAAGCCTGTGGTTGTAAGAAAAGAAAAGAGAGCAGAGCTTGAATCTATTTACGAAGATCTAAGAGGATTATCAACAGAGTTTGGCTGCCCTATCTGGACAGCTTCACAGACTAACCGCTCTGGCCTTAATGCGGAAGTGATCACTATGGAGCAGATTTCGGAGGCATTCAATAAATGCTTTGTAGCTGACTTTATCATGTCAGTGTCTCGTACAATCGAGGATAAGCAAAACAACACAGGCAAGATTTTTATTGCAAAAAATCGAAACGGACCCGATGGAATAGTGTATGATATATTCATGGACACATCGAATGTTAAGATTAAAACAATGCCAAAAACAAACACAGTTAGTGCAAACCCAAAAGCTACTATGATTCCGGGTAACCCAGTCGCGCTCAGCACTAAAGAACAGAAAGAACTGTTACAAAACAAATATGACAAGTATAGAAAAAGGAAATAAATACAAATGAGAACAGTTGAGAACATCCGTAGATTCAGATTATCTGATTCTTTTATTGAGCCATACAAGACCGCCGAAGTGCCTTGGGGTCCGCTGGGGTACGTTACATTTAAACGTACATATGCACGCCGTCTAAGCGAATTTGAACCAGACGCTACTGGCACAGAGGAGTGGTGGCACACGTGTCGCCGCGTTATTGAGGGCATGTTTGATATTCAAAAGGAACACGTTGTCCGTCTCGGGTTAGAATGGAATGACCAGAAGGCTCAACGTACTGCTAAGGATGCATTTGATAGGCTGTTCAATCTAAAGTGGACCCCTCCTGGCCGTGGGTTGTGGATGATGGGCACAAAGTTTGTTAAGGAGAGAACTGGCGCAGCGCTATTCAACTGTGCGTTCCGCTCCACGAGTGACATCTCTACGAAGGGTGGCTATATTTTTGCCTGGATTATGGATGCTCTGATGGTTGGCGTTGGTGTTGGTTTCGACACGAAGGGCGCCGGAACAGTCACAATCAAAGAGCCAGAGTACACCAATGACACCTTGGTGATTGATGACTCGCGAGAAGGTTGGGTAAACTCAGTTCATGCGTTGCTAGACGGATTTCTTCTGGGCGCCAAGGTTCCAAAGTTTGACTATTCTGCCATTAGACCAGAGGGCGCCCCAATCGCTGGATTTGGGGGAACATCTTCTGGACANGCGCCCCTTAAGGAGTTGCATGAAAATCTTATTGCCCTCTTTACTCCCAAGGTCGGAGAGCCTATTTCTTCTGTTGATATTGTAGACACAGAAAATCTGATCGGCAGATGCGTGGTAGCCGGAAATGTACGCAGATCAGCGGCATTGGCGCTGGGTGATCACGAAGACCGCCACTATCTTGAAATGAAAAACGATCAAGAAAAACTGTACCATCACCGGTGGGGCTCCAACAACTCCTATAACGCACCAGTGGGAATGGATTATGATTGGCATGCCAGTCAGGTCCAAGAGAATGGAGAGCCCGGCACAATTTGGCTTGAGAACGCTCGCGCTTACGGAAGATTTAAAGATGGTATAAACTATGATGATGTCGAAGTCGTTGGTTTCAACCCGTGTGTCGAACAAAGTCTCCATAATGCAGAGTTGTGTTGTCTTGTGGAAACCTTTCCCGCTAAGCACGAAGATTATGAAGATTATTTAAAGACCCTGAAGTGCGCCTATCTCTATGGGAANACGGTGACACTTGTCAACACTCATTGGCCAGAGACTAATGCAAAAATGCTCAAGAACCGTCGGATTGGATTNTCGCAGTCCGGNATTGTTCAGGCATTNGCAAAACATGGNCGACGCAACATGTTTACATGGTGTGATGATGCATACGAAGATATTCGAGAATTAGACAAAGAGTATTCAAACTGGCTTTGCGTTCCTCGTTCGATTAAGATGACATCGATCAAGCCTTCGGGGACCGTATCACTTCTTAACGGGTCGACGCCCGGCATTCATTTCCCAGAGGATGAATACTATATTAGAAGAATTAGATTCTCAAACACATCTCCTATCTTGAATAGTTTGCGAACTGCTGGCTACAATATTGAGGATGATGCATATTCCCCAAACACATCAGTTGTTGAATTCCCCGTAAAAGAAGAGTTCTTTACAAAGGGTAAAAAAGATGTTAGTATGTGGGAGCAGTTAGAGATGGCAGCTCAGTATCAATATTATTGGGCCGACAACGCGGTTTCTGTTACTGTTACTTTCAAGCCAGAAGAGGCTTCGCAGATTAGGAGCGCTTTGGAAATGTATGAGACACGATTGAAGGCTGTTTCATTTTTAAGGCTGAGTGAGAACGGGTACAAGCAGGCGCCGTATGAACCGATAACGAAAGAAAAATACTTGGAGATGTCAGCAAAGGTAACACCAGTTCAGCGTATTGACACCAATGAAGCCGGAGTTGGCACCAAGTTCTGCACTAATGATACGTGTGAGATATGAATTTCAACCACTTGATGGACAAAAGAGAACTAAAGGGGACATGTGGTAAGCTTAACATTAGTTGCTACTATGTTCCCCGCGGTCCTGTCCGGACTATGTTGGGAGAAAACGTTCATCTGACCATGGTTTGCAAGAGGTGTGGCAAAAGAAGAGATGCGTTCCTGACGAAGGAAGAATATTTTACACAAGAAAAACTGATTCACAAGGAGATAAGAGATGTTTAAGCCAGTAAATCGATATATTTTAGTAGAAGAAAAGAAAGAAGAAATTAGAGAGTCGTTAATCGTCTTGCCGGAAGATTACCAGCCCACAGAGGAGAGATATGCAACGGTTGAGGTTAAAGAAGTCGCCGAAGATGTTAGGTTTAAGCTTTTACCTTCGAGTAAAATTGTTATCGATAAGTCCATGTTGGAGGAAATTACTATCGGCGCCACTAATTATAGCGTTATTCTAGATAACTATGTAGTTGGAATCGTTAGCTGAATTGGTGATAAATGGATAAAAATTTCTACAATGAGGCTTCCGCCAAAAAATTGGGGTGGGAGCCTTCTTGGTTCGGGGAAAAATACTTTGACGATAAGCTCGTTAGGGCGATCAAGAAATGGCAAAAAGCACACAGAATCCCCTCCGATGGCTTGTGCGGACCCACAACGTTCCGCAGACTATGGACCGAGAGGCAAGCCAAAATAGATGATTACAAGCCTGAAGAGGCACAATATTCAAATTATATCGTCTACAATGGTGATTTCTTCCCAATAGAGTGGGACAAATTTGTTCTTTGGTCTGAGAAGGGCGGTATGGAAACGCCGTCTGGGAATTATTACGACTATTCTGGTCGGCCTCAACGCAAAATTCGTTACTTTGTAAATCATTGGGATGTATGCTTGAGTTCCAAATCGTGCCAAGGTGTTCTGAGCAGAAGAGGCGCCTCGGTTCACTTCTTGATTGATAATGACGGTACCATATATCAAACCATGGACATGCAACACGCTGCATGGCATGCCGGCTCAAGTCGCACAAATAGACCTTCTGTTGGGGTCGAGATATCAAATGCTTATTATCCAAAGTATCAAGACTGGTACAAGAAAAATGGTTTTGGTGAGCGCCCACTAATTGAGGACGCATGGGTTCATGGAAGCCAGCTTGATCCCTTTCTTGGGTTTTACCCTGCGCAGATAGAGGCAGCGAAAGCATTGTGGAAAGCAATCCACACAGCCACCGGAATTCCATATCAGACGCCGTTGAACCAGTTTGGTAAGACTTCTACCAAGTATGAGCAAGATGTTGCATATGGAGACTTCAGTGGATTTGTCAGCCACTATCATGTCAGTAAACGAAAAATAGACTGTGCGGGCTTGGATATCAAAACGCTTCTTGAGGAAGCTGAGCATGGTATCAAGTTTTTGGACTGGAAAAATAAAGAATAAGAGTGCTGCCACATAGTTAGTGTGTGGCATTACTTATACTTTTACTATGCGGTTTTACCGTGGATGGTGGCTTAGTGCATCCTGTGTCTGCACCTCAAGTGCATGATCTCAAAGCACTTGGAAAGCCAAAACAAAAGTATAAGTGGGCTATGAGACCCACAGTGCGCGTCTGTAGCGATTCTGGTGTTTCAATAAACAGGGCAGCCCGTGCTGTCAAATATTGGGAACACCTTGGATATGATTTTGATGGAGTGTACGGAGGCTCCTTCTCAACGTGCATGAACCCCAAGTTTGGGGAGATAGTGATAACGATACCAGAGTCTGGGTTCTCAGGTGAACACATGGCCGCCACGAGGGTCTATACAAGCAACAAGAGCGGCAATATCGTAAAAGCAAAGATATTTATTTTGCCAAAAAATGCCAACAAAGATCGTGTCTTGGAACACGAGTTAGGTCACGCCCTCGGCTGGAGCCATTACCGACAAAGGTATCACATGATGCACCCACAATGGATGCATGGGGGCTATGATTCGCACGGAATAAGAAAACTTAATTGACACCACGAAGAAAGTAAGTTATACTTGTTTAAACATTAGGAGAAACATGTTTACTAGTTTACTACTTTCGCTGTGCCTTTCTGGCACGGCACACGCCGGATCGCTGAGCGCCTCGGACACATCTTACACAGGAGCGTCAATCCTGACGGGCGACATCGACGTGACGTTTGAAGACGCGATTGATATTAACGGAGAGGAAGGCACATATCCATATGCTTTCTTTGAGGGTAACACGCTTTACCTCGGCAACTCTGACATTCTTGACAACAGCATTGATGCTATCGTCGAGTTCTTTTGGTTTGAGTCGTCTATCGATCGCGGCACTGACTTTTATGTTGCGGTAATCAAGACGCGCTCAACACCGGGAGACAACTGCTACTACGCTCCGTGGGACTGGGCACGCGGCTCAAACTGTAAGCTCTGGGCAGATGAGTGGAGCGATTGGGGCGAGCACCCTGTTATCAGTGTCGAAGCGATGACCGACATTGAGCGAGAGCAAGGTGCTTTTCGTTGGGACTGGTCCGTACCCTTTGAGTCTTACGGGATTGATGCGTACAGTCAAGTCACATTTGAGAACAAGTATGGCATCGGTTCGGACTCAGAAGGCGCAGCTATGATTCACGGAGAATACAAGCTGGATGAGGACGGATACGAAGTCGAGACCGAGGGAGAGCTTCAAGTCAAGGGCTATCACTCATCAGAGTATTCAGTTAATACACAGTACGAGGTTACGCTGTACGAGTGGGACGTGTA